CGGGTCCTCCCAAACCTCCCACTCATGCAATGCCCTCGCAGGATGCCGGTGCACCCTCGGAAACACCTTCCGTAAAGCCTTAATAATCACAACCCCACCGCCCCCGTAATCAGCCTCGCAATCACATGGGCGATGATATAGGCCATCCCTATCGTTCCCGCCGCAATCAGGACCATCACCACAAAGGGACCCCAATTAATCGGCTCCCTGGACATCATCCACCTCCAAAAGTTTCTTAACTCGCCTCCATGACCCCCGCTCCATCCTATTGACCGTATCAGCTACAAATTGGCACGCAGGGCACTGACAAGGATCACCATTAGGTTGGCAATGATCGGAAAGCTCATCAGCTTCGTCAGGAGGCACATTCGCCTCTTGGTCCGCAATCCATTGATAAAGCTCATCCTGCATTGTAAGCCTCCAATCTTCCTAGAAACCACCGCACTTTGCGAATCTCATCAGCACTCAAACAACCATCCTCTTGACTCTCAAACAGGTCAATCTCAAGCTGTGCCGCATATCGTAAGTCATTGGTGGTTTGAGGGTTATCCAACGCCCCCACCAAACACGAAGGCATTAGCAACTTTGCCTGCGCCAAGCTCATTTGCTTAGGCATCCCTCCCTCCCTTTCCTGCAATCCTCATTCTCTCAATATACCGCGCTTCGGCAGCCTTTAACGCTCGAATAACCGCATGTATTTGATTCGAGGCAGCCTGAAGACCATAACTCGATTCAAAGAATCGCGCGGCCAGTTCGTCAATCGCTTTTGTATCATCCCCACTGAATTGGTACATGGTGTACCTCCATGTGAGGGATTTTCCGATATCCTCCTAATCTTGGCAATGGTACTAGTGGTCATTTGTTTGGCCCTCAAATTGCCCTTGACAACCATCGTGCCTCTGTGTATCATCTGAACGCTATGGGATTGATAGATTTTCCATCGCCAGTTTCTTGGTATGAATCAGCCAAAAATGCTGGCCTCGAACGCCAAGCAGCAAACTCCTTCGTCAGCGCAATGTATAGCTCCTGGATTTCCTTCGTCTGGCGCAGCGGCAGCAGCAAGTGGGCACAATACATTGGCGAAGGTAAGGCCATGCAGGACGCGGCGACAGCGATGTACCTGACCTTACAGAAATTAGAAACAAAAGGATTCCTGACCCTCACGGTTCCGCAAGATATGCTTCAAGCCAATAACTTGGCCAACTTTGAAACTACGGAGATGACAAAATGAGCGTTGTATCAATCGAATCCGGCATCATCGCAGCAGCAAAGAAAATCAAGGCAGGTTTCGAGGCGGCTGGTGAGGACGCCCTCAAGCTCGCGGGATTTCTTCAAACGAATCAAGCCGAGATTATGGGCCTTGCTACTCTCGCAGGTTCAAAAACTTCCAACGTCGTGACCACCGGCCAAACAGTGCTTGGCGCAGTTATCACCGCCGTGAAGGGTGCGGGCGATGCGGCCTCAGCGAATGGTTTGAGTGTGTCGCTTGACGCCACCGTGATTGCTGCTGTTAAGGCGGTCATCAAGGACCTGGAGGCCCTATGACCACCGTAGGACCTGATGGAAAGATTTCAACCGCACCACCAGCCCTCACCCCAGCCCAACAAATCGCCCCACCTGCTCCAGTGGCGGCTAAAGCGAGTGTTGCTATCAGCAAAGTAACCCACGCGGTGGCAGGTATCTTTGCGGCTCTCGCAGCCTTTGCCCTCACCCCCGCAGGCGAGGCCATCATCAAACAATACCCCCACCTTGCGGTTATCGCCGTGTTGCTACCCACTCTCGCAGGTCTCTACAAATCCCCTGGGGCGGATGCCTAGATGGCAAGGAAGATTAAAATCGGTGTGTATCTAGATGCCAAGACTCGCCGTCTATGTAAGAAAGCTGGTGAAGAACTGGCTATTTTATTTCAGCGTCGCATCAAGAAACTTGCCAAAGCGAGAACGAAATGACCTTTGACGCCTCAGGTGGGTTTGACGACACATTAGACCACTTCCTCGAATGGCTTTTTGGCATCTGGACAATCGCGCATTCGGGTGACGAAGACTAATGGACCCCCTCGCCGCCTTCGGCCTTGGCATCCTTGTTGGCGGGGGGATGGTTCTCTCGATACTAATCGTATTGCGCGTCATCGGTATCCTGGAGGTAGGTGAATGACCACAAACTTCATCAACAGCGGTATTCGCTACTCCCTCATCACCATTCCCAAGGGCATCGAAAAGGGTGACCCAATCATCCTCTCCGACCCCACCCTCGTCAACCCCCGGATGCGCCGAGTGATCTACGGCCTTGCGGAACGACATGAACCTAAAGGTTTCGTTCCCCCAACCAAAAACAACCTAAAGGTTCACCCTAAATAAATCCCTTGACAAGTTTCTGGGGGTATGGCATAACAATTGCATGGGCCGCCTCTCCATGACCTGTCCAAACCGAGAACCCTCCTACCCCTCACACAGCATGTGCATAGCGGCCCAAATGACTTATGAGTGAAACTAACTCAAACCCCACCCCACGCCAAGGGTTAGAGGCGTCTGACAACAATACAACTGTGTACCGTTGGTGGTTATATGATACCAATGGCAACTGGATTGGTATCGAAGATTCCTGCATCATGACCTACGAAGAGTTCAACCGCCTGTATCCGCGTGTCTAAGAAAATAGAAGTCCTAATCCCAGGTCACAGCAGCTATTACGTAAACGTTGAGGAAGCCAAGCGTCTTACTGCCTCCAACCAAGCCATTTGGCAAGGTGCGCGGCGATTGGTTAGGTCAGCCGATGTGTCAAAACGCGGCCTCTGGGAAAAGCGCCAATCAGGTCCAGCAGGACCAATGGTACTCCAACTCACATGAGCGCCTTCGACCTAATCAGCGTAGTGCTTCGCCTGGTAGAGGTAGGCAGCCTATTTGTCACCAGCCTATCCGTACTAGCCATCGCCTACATGCTTTACAAGGACGGTAAGGAGGGCCGCTAACTTGGACCCGCTGAGCCGTGACCGTTCCAACTCTATCAGTGACAAATCACTGGCAAATCTTCGACCTTGGAAGCCTGGAGAATCTGGTAATCGCGCAGGCCGACCACGTAAAATGGTCGTTACAGAGATATTTGAGGAAATCTTGCAAAACCCTGACATGCGCGAGGCCGTGAAGGGGTAGATAGTTAGTACTATAACCTCTCGTGGCATGGCTGGCGTATTGCTACTGCGCGAGATGGCTGAGCGCACAGAAGGTAAGGTCACGCAAGGCATCGAGCTTAGCGGCACCATCAGCACCATGACCGACGAGCAAGTTGATGAGCGACTGACGAAGTTGCTAGACCTTGACCTCAAACAACACGAGAATAGTGTAATCGACGTACAACCCACGCAAGATTCAACGCATGAACCTGAACGAGATACGCTCCCAACTAAGTGACCCCGCTCGACTCATGCGTCTCTCGCGTGAGCAGAAGGAAGAGTTGATTGCGCTGGTGGAGCGTAAGCAGCAGATTGCTTCGCGCACAAAGATCAGGACATACTACCCCGAAGTCGGCCCCCTCGCCCGTGACAAATACACCAAACACATGGAATTCTTTGAGGCTGGTCAAAAGCATCGCGAAAGGTTGATGCTCGCAGCCAACCGCGTGGGCAAAACCGAAGGAGTTGGTGGATATGAAATGGCTTTACACCTTACTGGACAATATCCCTCATGGTGGAAAGGTCGTAGGTTTAATCATGCTATTAAGGCATGGGCGGCTGGAGACACAGGTAAGACGGTACGAGAAATTCTCCAAAGCAAGCTTCTGGGACCAGTGGGGTCGTGGGGAACAGGCCTTATTCCTGGAGACTCGATTAGCCGAATTGTACGCGGAACAGGAGGAGTTGCGGATACAGTCGAGATTGTATACGTAAGGCATGTGAGTGGTCAGGATTCGATGCTTATCTTCAAATCCTACGACCAGCGCCGCGAAGCGTTCCAAGGAACTGAGCAAGACGTAATCTGGCTTGACGAAGAGCCATCCCTCGAAATCTACGTCGAATGCCTGATGCGTACGATGACCAACAATGGGATGCTGATGCTAACCTTCACCCCGTTGTATGGCATGAGCGAGGTGGTGCTCCAGTTCTTGCCGGACGGTCAACTTCCAAAGGATACTAACGACATTGCCGGACGGTACATTGTGATGGCGACGTGGGACGACGCCCCGCACCTATCGAAGGAGGCAAAGGATGAACTGTGGCGATCACTACCCCCTTTCCAGCGTGACGCCAGAAGTAAGGGAATCCCTCAGCTTGGCGCTGGAGCAATATATCCAGTTCCGGAGTCTGATCTCCTTGTTGCACCCTTCGCTATCCCGCTACATTGGCCCCGTGGATATGGAATGGACATTGGGTGGAACAACACTGCGGCTGTGTGGGGAGCGTTAGATCGTGAACATGACATCCTGTATCTCGACTCGGAGTATAAACGTGGACAAGCTGAGCCAAGTATTCACACTGCTGCAATCAAAGCGCGTGGCGATTGGGTGCCGGGATTTATCGACCCAGCGAGTCGTGGGCGTTCGCAAAAAGACGGCAGTCAACTCCTAAATGACTATAAGCAGTTGGGATTGCAACTCCAACTCGCAGACAATGGCGTGGAGTCGGGATTGTATGCGGTGTGGAACAGGATGAGCACTGGCAGGTTGAAAGTATTCAGGTCAATGCAGCAATGGCTAGCAGAGTTTAGGTTGTATCGCCGTGACGAGAAGGGCCGAGTTGTCAAGGACAACGACCACCTTATGGACTGCACCCGTTACCTGGAGTCACGACTTGCGCGAATGGTGGTCAAGCCCCCAACCCGTCAGGGTGTGCAATACGAAAAACCGGTGAGTGCGTGGTCATAAAAGAAAAACGATATTTGACATTCTCCATTTATTTGAATGGCTATAGTTTTACACTTCAGTTTCAAGCGTTTCACCCAGTCAGGATGATGCAATATGTTTATGGCTTTGAAATCCGTAAGAACAACCAACCTTGGCGTTGGGCCAAGATTTATAAGGGCGATTATGGCTTGATGTATACCGAAGGCAGGCGAGGTAAGGAAGTCGTTGGCTGGAGATTGCGCGGACCTTTTGAGTTCATCGCCATAACATGAACATCGAACGCTGGCAGCAAAAGAACCCGCCGATGGTGCAGGACAGCGACAGCACCAAGTTGCTACGCGCTACTGTCTACAAGTTCGACAAAAATGGCAAGGTCATGAAGGTGGTGAAGCGTGGTTAAGGGGTTGGTGCTGGCGCTCACCTTGTTGGGCCTATCAAGCATCGCAAAGGCCGATGTCCCCAACGGTGCGGCTTGCACGGTTAATGACTATTACATATGGGTCTACCTTGAAACAGGTGAAGGAATCTTTCCTGACTGCTCGTCGCCAGAATTCACCGGCCAAGCGAATGACTATTGGCTTGCCGAATACTACTACCCAAACGATGAGTACGGCCAGCCGGTGGAGTATTAGGTGGAGCGTACAGGTTCGCGTCCTCCACAGTTCTCGGTTAAGCGAATGGTGGCGAAAGGTCGAACACATTCGGTTGCTGCCAAGCCTGACCGTGTGCCGAGTGAAGCGCGAAGGGGAAGGTTGTAAGTGCCTAAGTGGCAGACGAGGTATGAAAAGCATAACCATGTGGGTGATTCTTTCACCGACATCAACGGCGGTCATCCAACAAGAGGTGCACAGATGAGCGATGTACAGACTGGCGGGGTGTTGACGGCGGCGAAGCGTAAGAAGATTCCTACATCGAAGTTTGGTCTCCCAGGTTCACGGAAGTACCCGATGCCAGACCGAAGTCACGCAGCCAACGCGAAAGCCCGCGCAACACAGATGGTCAAGGCTGGCAAGCTGTCTTCGGCATCGAAAGCCAAGATTGACGCGAAGGCTAATAGAATCCTTCATGGCTGAAAAGAACTTTCAGACCCAAGGTTATCAAGCCCAAACCACAAGTGATCTGAAACTTGATAAGGCAGTGGTGTTGTACATGGACGCTGCTGCGATTGCCAAACCCAAGGGCGCACACTGTGATGATTGCATTATGTACATTGGAACCGAGGAAGCACCTGGTAGGTGTGGTGCTGTGGCAGGAGTAATTCAACCCCTTGGAGTGTGTGGATTGTATGTGTTTGGTGAGCCAAATAACTTTAAGGAATCCGGTCACTTGTCGAAGAAGGTCGCAGGTTATATTGATGATGGTCCCACCCACTGCGGGACCTGTAAATACTTCAATGGCAAGGATGCATGTCGTAAGGTCGAAGGGGTGATTGAGTTTGGCGGGTGCTGTAATTACTGGACGCCCCGCTAATGGCTCCCCAACCCGTTCTCTACATTATTCGTCATGGTGAAACTGACCTCAACGCGGGTAATAAGTTTAGGGGCTTCATGGATGTTGAGCTTGATTCTAATGGCCGACGCCAAGCGGAAGAGGCTAGAAAGTTTCTACAGGGTGTTCACTTTGCTCAAGCATATTCGAGCGATCTTCGCCGTGCGGCTGAAACTTTGGATATTGTATTGAAGGGCGACAAAGGGTTGATGCCTGAACGACTATGCGCTCTGAGGCCCTGGAACATTGGGGCGATGGCTGGACAGCAGAAGTCGGCGGCGAATAAGCAGAAGTTGAGTGAATATGCGGATAACCCGGATGAGCCGGTGCCTGGGGGCGAGTCGTTGGCGTGGTTTAGGTCACGATATAAGAACGTGTTGGGAGACATCTTGGCCAAGCAAGGCCCCACGTTGATTGTCCAACATGCATCGAATGACCATGAGGTTGGAAACATCCTTCACCATGACATCGACGCACTTGACGTTGAACCTGGTGGGATTATTGGAATCTTCAAGGGTCCAAACGGTTTTGCAGGGAAAATTCTAAAAGGTCAGCACACTCAAGCTGCTGATTATAATTCGTAAGGAGAATGGGTATGGCAAAATCAGTCAGTCCAGCGACACAGGGGTATAGTGCAGGAAAAGTAGGGGGTATGACTTCCAATCCTGCTCCTGGAAAGCCTGTGTTCAAGCAGATGACCCTTTCGCGCCAGGGGAATGATATCAAGGCCACACATCACTTCGTGGACCCGATGCATGATAATGAGCATTACATCTTTGGCGAAGGCGAACAGAAGGGCTTGATGAACCACATTGGCAAGCACCTGGGATTCACCAAGATGACTGGTAAGAAGAACGCCCCTGAATCACCTGAGGACCAGAATGCTTCAGCAGTAAATAACGCGGCAGAGGGAGAGAAGTAATGTCAAAGTGGCAGATTGCAGGACTCATTGCGTTGTTGGCGCTTGTGGTGGTTGCAGCGTTTGGACAGGACAAGCCAAAGGTGGAGTTAAAGCCTGAGGTTAAGCTGACATTGGTAAGTGACCAGAACGACATGTATAAGCTGGCCCTCCAGATGAAGCAACTGGAGACTCAGTACCAGCAAGGTCAGGCCGCGATGGCTAAACTTCAGGCCAAGTTGGCTGAGGATACGAAGTCTGCGCTTGCCAAGTCGGGGATTGATACGGCGAAGTATGAAATCAATGTCGAGACGTTTGATGTAACGCCTAAAGTAGTTGTAAAGGACGCCCCTCATGCCTTGGACACGCCAGCAAGTCAAGTATCTTCTCAGTAGCGGTTCGCCCCTTACGGGCATACAGAAGACCAAGATGAAGAACGAGCTTCACGCAGACCCTTCGATGGGGCATAAGAAGAAGGGTAGCAATGCCTTGGCGAAGCACTTCGAGACTGAATCCCACATCATGGGCAAGAAGGCTCCGGGGCGTAAGTCGAGTATGTGGCGGGCGGGGCAACATGACTAGACAACAGCAGTTTGAGGAAGCTATGGCCAAAAGTTCACAACAGCGGGTTTCGCCTGACCTGTTGAACGCCATCGGTGGAAATCTTGAATCCATAGCGAAGGCTATGAGAGAAAACCGCACCATTGCGGCCTATGAGTTGGTCCGCCAACTTCAGGAGTTTGTTGCGTATGAACGAGCAAAGCATTCAGCACAGTAGCGAAGTGGTGCAGGAAACCGAGACGATGCTCACGAAGGTTCAGGACCTTCTCCGCGATGCTTATGCAAGTGGGTGGAAGGCTGGTTACCACAAAGGCTTTGAGTTTGGGTGCGCCACCATGATTAGCCGGGGGCTGGATATTCAGGAAAAGCGGAGTGACGCGGCGTGAGCGATAGCCACGGCCTCACCTTCGGCGCAGCTAAGTCCACCACAAACTTCAGGGGCACACCTGAGGATGAGGAAATCCTTATCGAAGTGCGGGACCGCTTTGCCTACTGTGAAGATCAGTGGCAATACATTCGTCAGGAAGCGCAGACGGATATGGAATACGTCTCGGGCAACGGGTGGCCTGAGAAGGAAAAGAAGAAGCGTCAGGATGCCTCGCGGCCATGCCTATCGTTTGACGAACTTGGCCAATACATCAACCAGTTGATTAACGATGTGCGGCAGAATAAGCGGGCCATTCGGGTGGTGCCTAGGGGGAATGGGGCGAATGACAAGACCGCCGAGTTGCGTGGCAACCTGATTCGGGAGATTGAATACAAGTCGAATGCGCAGACGGCGTATGCTACAGCGTTTGAGTCCCTGTGCCAACGGTCGTATGGCTATTGGAAGATAGTCACCTGCTATTGCTCAGAGAAGGGGTTTGACCAGGAAATCCGCATCAAGCGAATACCTAACCCGGATGCAGTCTATTTCGATCCAGATTGTAAAGAAATAGATTGTTCAGATGCTAAGTATTGTTACTTGCTTGATCAAGTTCCGAGGAAGGAATTCAAGAAGCGTTGGCCGGAT